GACCGGCAGTTGGTCGAGGCGTTCGTGCAGCGAATCGAAATTGACCCGGACGCCAAGACGGGCGTGGTGGTGCTGCACGCCGACTTGCATTCGGTCCTCGCGTCCACACGGGTACTCGGAGGGGACGACCCACAGACGGATGAATCGGCGCGGTCGCTGTCGCAGTGCGTCACTCGCGAGAGCATCCTCGCCGGGGCGGTGTTGGGGTTGGCCGGTCCAGGTCGGAAGATCAGCGGCATCATGCCCTGCACGGTCATCCGCCCCGGCGACATGGCCGACAACATCCTCTCGCGCGACAAACATCCGGAGTGGAACGGAGAACGGACCAAGATGGTCTACTCGTTCCCGACCGATGAAGCGTTGTGGAAAAAGTACGCTGAACTCCGCGCGGCAAGTCTGCGTGAAGGGCGTGAGGGCGTTGAGGCGACCGAGTTCTACCGCGTCAACCAAGAAGCGATGGACGCGGGTTCGCGCGTGGCGTGGCCGGCGCGGTTCAACCACGACGAACTCTCCGGCATTCAGCACGCGATGAACCTGCGGCTCCAAGATGAGGCTGCGTTCTTCGCGGAGTACCAGAATGAACCGCTGCTCGAAGAAGTCGCCGGCGACGACGAACTGACCGCTGACCAGATCGCGGGGAAGTTTAACCGACGCGGTCGCGGGGAGGTGCCGCTGGCGTGCGGTCGCATCACGGCATTTATCGACGTGCAGGGAAGTTTGCTGTTCTGGGTCGTGTGCGGGTGGGAGGACGACTTCACCGGCTACGTTCTTGATTACGGTGCGTGGCCGGACCAGCGCCGCGCGTACTTCACGCTCCGCGAGGCGAACCCGACGCTGGCGATTGCCACTGGCGCGGCAGGAATCGAAGGCGCAATCTATCAGGGTCTTGAGAAGTTGACCGCCGCGATCCTCGGTCGCGACTGGCCGCGCGACGACGGCGCGGTTCTGCGGATCGAGCGCTGCTTGATCGATGCCAACTGGGGAACCTGCACGGATGTCGTTTACCAGTTCTGCCGCGAGTCGGCGCACGCTTCGGTGCTGATGCCGTCGCACGGTCGGTTCGTCGGGGCATCGAGCCAGCCGTTCAGCGAGTACAAGCGACGGCCCGGTGACCGCGTCGGCCACCACTGGCGCATCCCGAACGTGCAAGGGAAGCGCGCCGTCCGGCATGTTCTCTTCGACACCAACTTCTGGAAGTCATTCGTGCAGGCCCGGCTCGCAGTGCTTTTGGGCGACCGCGGCTGTCTGTCACTCTTTGGCGACCACGCCGAGACGCACCGGCTCTTCGCCGACCACCTGACCGCCGAGTACCGCGTGAAGACCGAGGGGCGTGGCCGCACGGTGGACGAGTGGAAGATTCGTCCCGAGCGCAGCGACAACCACTGGCTCGACGGCGTGGTCGGCTGCGCCGTCGCCGCGTCAATGCAGGGCTGTTCTTTGCCCGGCACTGATGTGAAGCCCGCGCCGAAACGCGAGCGGGTGAGTTTCGCGGAACTTCAACGGAGTAAACGACGATGAGGGAGACCCAATCGAAGCGATCCGAACGCGGCATCCGCTGCCCATGCTGTGGTTGTCGCCGGTTCAAGACAACCCACACAGAACCGCTTCCAGATGGTCGGATTCGTCGACGTAAGGAATGCTTGGATTGCCACCGGAAGGTGGTCACGTTTGAGTCCGTTTTCACTTCGACATCTTCGGATCGCCATATGTAGCAGTCATTTCGCGGAAATCCTCGGCTTGCGGACAACTCAAAAACAGACGGCGTAGGTAACGAGCGAGGCCCATGCACTGGAATCAGCATTCGGTTCCGAAGTGGCCTTTTTCGTGGACTTACGCCAATGCCCGACGATCTCGACGAAACCATCGAGCAGAACGCGAAGGGACCGGCGAAGGCATCGGGCGACGCCGGCTCGGTCGAGCAACACTCCCTCCCGGACCAGATTGAGGCCGACCGCTACCTCGCGTCCAAGGAAGCCGCCAAGCAGCCGCAACGCGGATTGCGCTTCAACAAACTCGTTCCGCCGGGGGCCGACTGAGTGTTCCGCTGGCTCGCCAACCTCTGGAGCGCCAAGCCTTCGCGTCCCGGTCGCGGGCGGATCGTTCGCGTCGTTCGCGGTCGCTACGACGCGGCGGTGACGACCGACGACAACCGCCGGCACTGGGCGAACGCCGACGGGCTGTCCGCAAACGCGGCCAACAGCGCCGAGGTGCGGCGGGTGCTGCGGAACCGCGCCCGCTACGAGGTCGCCAACAACAGCTACGCCCGCGGGATCGTGTTGACGCTCGCCAACGACGTAGTGGGCACCGGCCCGCGGTTGCAGTTGCTCACCGAGGACGGTGAGGCCAACACGCGGATCGAGCGCGAGTTCGCGGCGTGGGCCAAGGCCACCGCCCTGCCGGAGAAGCTCCGCACGCTGCGGATGGCGCGGGCTGAATCGGGCGAAGGCTTCGCCGTCCTGACCAACAACCCGCGGCTGCCCACGCCGGTGCAACTCGACCTCAAGCTCGTCGAGGCCGACCGCGTTTGCACCCCGGACCTGAGCGCTGTGAGTGCAAACGGTGTGGACGGAATCGTCTTCGACGCGGCGGGCAATCCGGTCGAGTACCACGTTCTCAAGGACCATCCCGGCGACAGCGCGTCGCGACTGTTCCTCGAATACGACCGGCTGTCAGCATCGTCGGTGATCCACTGGTTCCGGGCCGACCGCCCGGGGCAAGCCCGCGGCATCCCGGACATCACTCCCGCTCTGCCGCTCTTCGCCCAACTGCGCCGGTTCACGCTGGCCGTGATTGCGGCTGCCGAGACCGCGGCTGACTTCGCGGGCATCCTCTATACGGATGCGCCGGCCAGCGGCGAGGCGGACGCCGCAGAGCCGTTCGAGCCGATCGAGTTGGAGAAGCGGGCGCTCGTGACCATGCCCGGCGGCTGGAAGATGAGCCAGTTGCAAGCGGAACAACCGGCCACCACGTACCGGGAGTTCAAACACGAGATTCTGAATGAAATCGCTCGCTGCTTGAACATGCCGTTCAACGTCGCGGCGGGGAATTCGTCGGGCTACAACTACGCCTCCGGTCGGCTCGACCACCAGACGTACTTCAAGGCAATCCGCGTCGAGCAGACGCATCTCGAGGCCGTCGTCCTCGACCGCATCCTCGCGGCGTGGTTCGACGAGGCCACGCTGATCCCCGGCCTGCTCCCGACCGACCTCGGTCCGTTCGCCGACTGGCCGCACCAGTGGTTCTGGGACGGCCACGAGCACGTCGATCCCGCCAAGGAAGCCAGCGCCCAGGCCACCCGTCTGGCGAACCTGACCACCACGCTCGCAGACGAGTACGCACGCCGGGGCCTCGACTGGGAGGCCCAGCTGCGGCAGCGCGCCAAGGAAGTCGCGCTCGTGACCGAGCTCGGGCTGACTCCGGCTCAAGCCCAACCGACCACGCCTTCCGAGGAACCCGACGATGCCGAAGACGCTGTCGCCACACCGGCCGCTTGAGCAACCAAGCTCGCCCCGAACGCTCAACCTCGAAGCCACTGCGACCATTCATCTGGAAGCGGGCGGATCGGGCGATGCCCCGCCGCTGCCCCGGTTCCGGATGGTGGCCTACACCGGCGCGCCGATGCGAGTCGCCGGCTGGCGGCACCCGGTCGTCCTCGACCTCGCGGGGATCGCCATCCCGTCGCAATCGCGGCCGATCCGGTTCGGGCACGACCCGCTTGCCGGCGTCGGCCACACCGACGCGGTGCGCGTCGAGGACGGCCAGCTCGTCGCGACTGGGATCGTCTCCCGCGACACGCCCGCCGCCCGCGAGGTGGTGACCTCGGCGAAGAACGGCTTCCCGTGGCAAGCATCGGTTGGGGCGTCGGTCGAGGAGTTCGAGTTCGTCAAGGAGAACCAGCAAGTGTTGGTCAACGGCCAGACCTTGAGCGGCCCGCTGAACGTCGTCCGCAAAGCCACGCTCGGGGAGATCAGCTTCGTTGATCTCGGGGCCGACGGGCGAACCTCGGCCAGCGTTGCCGCCAACCAGAACACCGGAGATCCACCCGTGCCGAACGATACCGACAGCGAACTGACCGCCGAGGAGGTGCGAGCACGGGCCGTTGCGGAGACCAACCGGATCGCCGCCATCCGCCGCATCTGCGCCGGGCGGTGCCCCGAGATCGAAGCGGACGCGATCCGCGACAACTGGGACCAGACCCGCACGGAACTCGAAGTGCTGCGGCGCACGCGACCGGCTTCACCGATCCCACACGGCGGCAGCCACGCGCCCGTCAACGCGCGAATGCTGGAAGCCGCGTGCCTCTTGACCGCGAAGCTCGACAATGTCGAGCGGTTGGTCGATGCCCAGACCCTCGAACTGGCCTCTCAGCGGTTCCGGGGTGGCATCGGCTTGCAGGAACTGTTGCTCGAAGCGGCCTGGGCAAACGGCTACACCGGCCGCAACTTCCGAGACTCGCGGGCGGTGCTGCGCTACGCCTTCGGTCGGGGGGTCGAGGCCGGGTTCTCGACGGTGGACATTGGGGGCATCCTGTCGAATGTCGCCAACAAGTTCCTGCTCGACGGCTTCTTCTCCGTCGAGCGGACGTGGCGGAACGTCTGTGCTGTCCGCAACGTTAGCGACTTCAAGACGGTGACGAGCTACCGGCTGGTCGGCAAGGACCAGTACGAGCAAGTTCCCGCTGGCGGTGAACTCAAGCACGGCACGCTCGGCAACGAGACGTACTCGAATAAGGCCGACACCTACGGCCTCATGCTTTCGATTGATCGCCGCGACATCATCAACGATGACTTGGGCGCGATCACGACCGTGCCGCAGAAACTCGGTCGCGGGTCGGGCCTGAAGATCAACGACGTGTTCTGGACCATCTTCCTGAACAACGCGGCGTTCTTCGTCGCCGGCAACAACAACTACATCTCCGGCGCGGGGACGGCCCTCGGTATCGACGGGCTCACCGCCGGCGAGGTCGCGTTCCTCGATCAGGTCGATGGCGACGGCAAACCAATCGGCATCATGCCGGCGATCCTGCTCGTGCCGACCGCGCTATCGGCCATCGGCTCGCAGCTCTTCAAGTCGATGGAACTGCGCGACAACACATCGACCGCGAAGTACCCGATCACCAACCCGCACCAAGGGAAGTTCCGGGTCGAAGTGAGCCGGTATCTCGGCAACGCGAAGTATCCCGGCTTCTCCGCGAAGGCGTGGTATCTGTTGGCCGAGCCAACGGACCTGCCGGTGATCGAGGTCGCGTTCTTGAACGGCCAAGAGTCGCCCACCATCGAGACCGCCGAGGCGGACTTCAACGTTCTGGGCGTGCAGATGCGCGGCTACCACGACTTCGGCGTCGCTCTGCAAGACCCGCGCGGCGGCGTGAAGGCCAAGGGCGAAGCGTAATCCTCACGATGCGTCATCCCACGGAGTTTCAACGATGGCACAGGCAGTGTTCGTTCAAGACGGATGCTCCATCGACTACACGCCCGTTGCGGCAGTCGCCGCAGGTGAGGTGGTTGTGCAAGGCGACTTGATCGGCGTCGCCAAGCAACCGATCCCCGCGAACGTCCCCGGCGCGCTGGCGGTCGAGGGGGTCTTCGATTTCGCCAAGGCGACCGGAGGGGGGACGGGGTTGGCCGCTGGCGCGCTCGCGTACTGGGACAACGTGGCGAAGGTCGCCACGGCCACGGCCGCCGGCAACAAACTGCTCGGCAAGGTTGTGAAGGCGGCTGCGGATGCCGACGCCACGGTTCGCATCCGCATGAGCCAGTGAGGAAGTCATGCCCGATCTGCTCCGCACCGGCTCCGACTGGCTGGCCGACATGCTCAAGGAACACGCCTCGCGACCGGTTGTGTACCGACGCGGGGCGGTCGAAGTCACGATGCAGGCGACCATCGGTCGGACGCTGCTGAAGCTTGACGACGGCTACGGGGGCGTGCGGATGGAGTGGACCGACCGCGATTTCCTCATCCACGCGGCGGACCTGGTGTTGGGTACTGCGACCGTGTTACCCGAGCGAGGTGACACGATTCGAGAAACGCAGGGCGAGAAGACGTTCGTGTACGAGGTGATGGCACCCGGCAAGGAACCGCCGTGGCGCTGGTCGGATGTGTACAGGAAGGTGCTTCGGATTCACACCAAACAAGTGGGGGTGGAGTGATGCTCGATTTCTTACGGCAACTGATCAGTTTGCGCGGCAGCGGGGCCAACACCGGCGAGGCCGCTCCGATCCTCCGGGCCATCGTTCACAGCGAGGTGCTTACCGAGATCGTGCGGGCAACGGGCACGTCGCTCGACGACCTGATCCTCCAGATCGTGCGGGCGCTCGTGCCGAAGGAACCCGCCTGATGCCCGCGACGATTGTGCAGATCGCCGACGCCGTGGTCGCCCAGTTGAACGCGACCACATTCAGTCAAACGCTGACGGCGGAGCGGCACTACCTCCCGCGGTTCGAGCTGTCGGAGATGACCGAACTGCGCGTCAGCGTGGTGCCGCGGTCGGTGGTGAGCAAGGGACTCGACCGCAACCGCGACAGCTTCGATTACCAGATCGACGTGGCGGTGCAGCAGAAGCTCGACCCGACGTCGGGGAACCTCGATGCGCTCATGGCACTGGTGGAGGAAATCGCCGACCACTTCCGGTCGCACCCGCTGGCGGGTTACCCGCAGGCCCGTTGCACCGAAGTCGAAAATGTCCCGGTGTACGCGCCGGAACACCTGGACGAGTTCCGCCAGTTCACGAGCCTGCTGACCCTGACCTTCCGCGTGTGGCGGTGACGCATGATCGGGCTGAGCTTCCAGGCCGCGAAGCAGGGCTTCTTCGACCGGGCAGCGGTGCAACAGAAGGTGGACAAGGCCACGCGAAAAGTGCTGTCGCGGTTCGGGGCGTTCGTGCGGCAGCGGGCCAAGACCTCGATCAAGAAGCGGAAGGGGACGAGTCCGCCGGGGCAGCCGCCATATTCGCACGTTGGCCTCCTGCGGAAGTTCATCCTCTTCGCCTACGACGCGGATCGGCAATCGGTCGTGATCGGGCCGACGTTGATCCGCGAAGGCTCGGCAGCGCCGCGCCTGTTGGAACACGGTGGCGACACGGTTCTGGAAACGCGGAAGGGTCGGAAGCGAGCGCGTTATCGCTCGCGCCCGTTCATGGGTCCGGCATTCGAGGCCGAGAAGCCGCAACTGTCGGCCTTGTGGAAGAACTCGGTTCGCTGAGGAGACACCGATGAGCGTGAGGCTCGGACTTGACGCCAAGCTCTACCGCAACACCGGCACGCACCCCGCGCCGGCGTGGAACGAGATCGAGAACGTCAAGGACGTGACGCTCAACCTCGAAGCGGGCGAGGCCGACGTGACGACACGCGGCAACGCCGGTTGGCGAGCAACCGTGGCGACGCTCAAGGACGGCTCCATCGAGTTCATGATGGTGTGGGACACCGAGGACGACGATTTCACGGCCCTCCGCGATGCGTTCCTCAACCACACCTCCATCGAGTTCGCGGTCATGGACGGCGACATCGAAACGGCTGGTTCGCAGGGGTTGCGCGCCGCCTGCGCCGTCACCAATTTCAGCCGCAACGAGCCGCTGGAAGAGGCGATCACGGTCAGCGTGACCGTGAAGCCGACGTACTCGGAGAACCCGCCGGAGTGGATGACGGTTCCGCCGCCGCCACCACCGTGATCAGAGGGCAGAGGACAGCAGTGCATTCACCGACCTCTGTCTTCTGACCTCCATCTCCTGACCTTTGAACCCAAGGAGCATCATGCGTACTGCCTGCATTGGGATTCTGTTGTTCGTGGCCGCGTCGGTTGGCGCGGCGGACACAAACCAGCCCGTTCGCATCACGGGGGAGACGAAGTACAAGCCACACTCGCTGGTGCGATTGCGCGCCGAGGGTGTCGATCCGAAGGCCGCGATCCTCTGGCGCGTTCACCCGGCGAAGGACGTGCAGCGGGCAACCACGCCGCGCGGCGTGTTGGAGTTCGCGGCACATCCCGGCACCTACGAGATCGAGTTGCTGGTCATCCGACAGACCGACGACGGGCTGGTCGTCGAGGAGAGCCAGGTCACGGTCACTATCGAAGGCTGCGGGCAGGTGCCACCCGCACCCGAACCGAAGCCGCCGGGGAAGGCCAACGCCGAGCAAGCCATCGGCAAGCTGCGGTTCGGTAACGCGGGTTGCACCGCGACCGTGATCGGTCCCAAGCGGAGCGACGGGAAGTGGGACATCCTCACTGCCGCGCACTGCACTGGTGGGGTCGGCAGTCGAGGCACGTTCACGCTGAAAGACGGTCGCACGCTCGCGGTCACCGTTGCGGCGCGGAACACGGACGCGGACCTCACTTGGCTCGTGACCGACGCGGCGGTGGACGACCTGCCGTTCGCCAACCTCGCGGCGAAGAACCCGCCCGTGGGAACGGAAGTCTGGCACATGGGCTACGGCATCGACAAGCCGGGCAATCGGGAGAACGGGAAGACTACCGGTGCGGAGACGCCTGACGGGCAGTTGCCGATGGAGTTGAGCGTCTCCTCCGGTGATTCGGGCGGCGGCATCTTCCGAGCCGACACGAACGAACTGATCGCGGTGGTCTGTTGCACCACCGAGCGCGGCCGAAAGGTGCTGATGTTCGGCGGCAGCGCCGAGCGGGCAGCGCGGCTGCGGCCGGTGGCGAAAACCGACACGGACACTTGGGAACCGCTCGCGATTCCCGTCTGCATCGCCAAGAAGACCGATGCCGACTGGCAGCCGATCGACATCCCCGTCCTGCGGAAGTGACCAGAGCGCCATTCAAACAGGTAGGGATTTGGCCCGCGTGCCGGGTTGCGCCATTCATACTGGAGGGTTTGTCGGATGCACAGCTTCCGCGACAACGCCGGGCGGGTCTGGACCGTGACGATCAACGTGGCCGCGATCAAGCGCGTCCGCGGGTTGGTCGGCGTCGACCTCTACAAGCTCATCGACGATGGCTTCAAACCACTCGGCGCGCTCGTGGGCGATCCGGTCCAACTGGCCGACGTGCTCTACTGCCTGTGCAAGGACGAGGCGGACGCGAGGAGCGTCTCGGACGAGGACTTCGGCCGGGCGCTGGCGGGCGACGCGATCACGCTCGCTGCCGATGCGTTCGTCGAGGAGTTGATCGATTTTTTCCCCGACGCCCGGACGCGGGCCAGCCTGACGAAGGTGCTCTCGGCCGGGCGGAAGGTGCGGGACAAGCTCCTGATTCACGCCGAGACGGTCATCGAGACGTTCGACGCGGACAAGGCAGCGAGCAAGTTGATCGCCTCGTTTGGGAACTCGCCGGCGTCCTCGGCCTCGACCCTGGCCCCTTCACCCTCCGCGAACTCCTGACGATGGCCGAGGCCGACAGCCGACAGCGGTGGGCGCACACGTCCGCCGTGCTCGCGCTCCTCGCCAACGCGCACCGCGACCCGAAGAAGACCCGCCCGTTCCAACCGGCTGACTTCAACCCGCACCTACGGCGTAAGGAACCGGTTGCGGCGAAGGTCGGCATCGCGGTCCTGAAGCAAGTGTTCGTGGACAGACCGAAGGGAGGGTAAGCAATGGCGGTGTCGGCGGGCGGCATTCGTGCGGGCGCGGCCTACGTCGAGTTGTTCATCAAGGACAACCGGCTGACGCGCGGACTCGCCGCCGCATCCGCCAAGCTGAAGGCCTTCGGTGCGGGGATCACGAGCCTCGGCACGCAGTTCCTCGGTCTTGGTACGGCGCTCGCTACACCCCTCGTCTTGGCTGTCAAGTCCTTCGCCGACACCGGCGACCAGATCGCCAAGATGAGTGCACGCACGGGGATTGCCGTCGAATCACTCTCGGAACTCGCCTTCGCGGTCAGCCAGTCGGGGTCCGACCTCGAGACGTTCGAGACGGCCATCCGGCGGATGCAACAAGTCCTCGTCGATGCCGCGGGCGGCTCAAAGACAGCCGCCGACACGCTCGCCCGGCTCGGACTGACGATAGCGGACCTCAAGGCCCTCGGCCCGGAGGAACAGTTCAAGCTCTTGGCCGAGAAGCTGAGCCGGATCGAGAACCCGGCCCTGCGCGCGGCACTGGCGATGGACCTGTTCGGCAAATCGGGCACCCGACTCTTACCCCTCGTGGCGGGCGGTGCCAAGGGCATCGAGGAGTTGCAGGAGAAGGCCCGCGCACTCGGTCTGACCATCTCCACGGAGGACGCGCGGGCAGCCGAGGAGTTCGGCGACGCGCTCGACATCCTCTGGGCCGTTCTCAAACGCGGGGTTTTCGCGGTCGGTGCGGCGCTCGTGCCGTCGCTCATGGACTTGGCCAACTGGATCATCACGACCTCGCGGAATGTTGCTGCATGGATCGACCGCAATCGCGGGCTGGTCGTGTCCATCGCCAAGATCACGGCCATCGTACTCGGGGTCGGCGCTGCGCTCGTCGCGCTCGGTGTAACCGTCAGTCTGGTGGGCTTCGCCATCAGTGGGTTGATCACCATCTTCTCGGCGCTCGGCACGGTCATCAGCTTTATCGGTTCCGCAATCGCGGCGCTGGCGTCACCGATCGGCATCGTCGCCGCTGTGTTGGTTGGACTCGGTTACCTGTTCGTCACGCAGACCGAAGCCGGGCAGAAGATGGTCGATGAGTTGAGCGCGGGGTTCCAGAGCTTCGCGGAGACGGCGAAGACCGCGTGGGGCGGAATCGTCGCGGCGATCCAGGCCGGCGACCTCGAACTGGCCGCGAAGGTCGCGCTGGCCGCAGTCAATCTCGAATGGGCGAAAGCGGTGTTGTGGTGGACCGAGAAGTGGAATGCCTTCAAGGGCGTTTTCGTGGACGGTTGGCACGATGTCGTGGCCGGGTTGAAGCTCATGTTCTGGGACTTCACGGCGTGGATCGCCCGCACGTTCGCGTTCGCCATCGAGAAGCTGTTCAAGGCCGCCGCATGGGTCGCGGACAAGCTCGGTTTTGAGACGTTTGCCCGCAACTTGCGCGAGAACTTCGACTTCTCCGACCAGAACATCAATCGCAACCGCGACCGGATCAAGAACCAGATCCTCGACGAGCGGGCGCGCCGGCAGCGCGAAGCCAACGACGCTCGCCGGGCGGATGCCGCCGAAGCGATGGACGACGTGAAGAAGGCGGCTGACGAACTCCGCGACGCGGTGAAGGAAGCGGAACGCAAACGCGACGAGGCGGGCAACCGTGTGCCGCCGAAGGCGAAATCCGGGTCGATGTCCTCGCTCGACGAAGTGATTGACCTGTCCAAGAAGGTCGATGTGCAGGGGACGTTCAACGCGCTGGCGGTCCGCGGGCTGGGCGGCGAATCGCTCAACGAGCGCACCGCCAAGGCGGTCGATCAGATCAACGACAACGTCAAGAAGATCGCGGTCGCGGCGGTCCACGGCGGGCTGGTCTTCGCGTGAGGTGAGGCGTGGCGATCATCATCGAGAAGTTCGACAGCGGCGGGGCGACAGTCGGGCCGGATAGCCCGTCGGTCGATCTCTTGTTCGCGGTGCTGGGCACGGAGAGCGACCTCGACGTGCGGGCGCTGGTCGAGGCGACGATCCCGGCCATCTTCCGGGGGATGATCTTCCAAAACTATCACATTGACCACAAGGGCGGCGGGGTCTGGGACGTATCGGTGCGGTACGGGCGAGAGGAACCACTTGCAGGTGAAGCTCCGCCCGGTGGCGGCGACCCAGTCACACCCGAAACCCCGCTCGGACCGAGTTACACGTTCGAGACGTCGGGCGGCACCCAGCACATCACACAATCGCTCCAGACGGTGGCCAAGCACGCCAAGCCGGGCAAGATCGCGCCTGATCTCAAGGGCGCGATCGGCTTCAACAACGACTCGGTTGAGGGGACCGACATTACCTTGCCGGTGTTCCGTTTCTCCGAAGCATATTCGATCCCGGTGGCGCTGGTCACGCACGGCTACAAACTGACGGTCTTCAGCCTGACGGGCAAGGTCAACAACGCGCCGTTCAAGGGGTTCGCGGCCGGCGAGGTGCTGTTCCTCGGCGCGTCCGGTTCGCGGCGCGGACTGGAGAAATGGGAAATCACTTACCAGTTCGCGGCCAGCCCGAACGCAGTCAACCTTCAGGTCGGCGACATCCAGAACATCAACAAGAAGGGGTGGGAATACCTCTGGGTGCGCTATGGCGATGTCGAAGACCAGAAGGTACTCGTGAAGCAGCCGGAGTCGGTCTACATCGAGCGAGTTTACGAACCGGGCAACTTCGCGCTCCTCGGGATCGGAGGCTGACGTGCCCGGTGATCCGTTCAAGAACGTCACGCCCGGTCAGCGGCTGGAGATTCCAGCAGCGGCCTACAACGCGTTCCTCGACGCGGCGAAGTTCGCGCGCGGACGCTTGCACGAAACCGACCGCGACGCAGACGCCGCGTTCCGGCAAGCCGACATCGTCAAGGTTCGGAACGCCACCGGCGCGGACCTCAATCGGTTCGCGGTCGTCGCGCTCAATGCCCCAATCATCACGCCGACGGACAACCTGCAAGAGTTCCAGAACCGAACCACGTTCGACGCCGTGACACCGAGCAACCCCACGAACTGCGAACGCTTCGCGATCTTGCTCGAACCGCTCGCGGCGAACGCGGTCGGACGTGGGGTTGTTGCCGGCGTGACGCCGGTGAAACTGCGGGTCGATCCGGCCCAACTCTACGACTTCGCGGCGGTGGAGATTGGTGAAACCAGTTGGTTGCGGAATGTGCCGCACGGTTCGGCGCGGGTGCTGTGGGTCGAACCGAGCGGCTCCATCGAACGCTGGGCTGTCGTGCGGCTCGATGATGGCGACTTCCAAGCGCACGTGCTCATCACCAGCAACGTGCCCGACGCCGATGGCTACTACCCCGGCGAAGTGCAGCGCTACGACATTGCGACGAAGACGTGGCAGACGCTGTTCGCGTGCAAGGTGGTGGACATCAACCAGTGATTCAATCGCAGCGTTACCTGGCGCGCTTCGTGGGGCGAACCGGCGACGCGCCGCTGTTCGCGCTCGGGTGCCCCGGTTCGGGTTCAGGACCGGTTGCGTTCGAGGACAAAGTGCCGCGGGTGTTGGCGCGATTCCTCGGTTTGGCCGGCGGCGTGCCGCTCTACGGCTACTCGACCTGCGAGTTCCCGCGCATCGGGCGTTATCTAATGCGTTTCGTCGAGATGGCGAACAGCGTGCCCGTGTATGCGCTGGGCTGTTGCCAAGAGGGTTCGAGCGGGTCGTCCGGCGAAAGTGGATCGTCGGGGGGAAGTTCGGGGTTCAGTGGCTCTTCGGGGGAGAGTGGGTCATCCGGCGGCAGCTTCGGTTCAAGCGGGTTGTCGGGGGACAGTGGCTCCTCGGGCAGCGTGACGGGGTCAACTGGTTCCTCCGGCGTGGGATCGAGTGGAATCGGTTCCAGCGGCTCGACTCCCGGCTCGGTCAGCGGTGGATCAAGCGGGCCGGGCTCGGGCGTCAGTGGGTCGCAAAGCGGAAGCGGATCACAGAGTGGCAGCGGGTCCGGCTCGACTTCCAGTTCAGGCATGCAATCCGGTGTCGGTTCCGGTTCCGTGCCCGGCGCGAGCGGTTCGATTCCGGGGTCGGGAGGCGTCAGCGGCTCCATGTCGGGCGATTCCGGTTCGGGCAGCGATGGCTCGGTGTCCGGCGACAGTGGCTCCACAGGCTCCGGATCGGGAAGCGGCTCGTGCGCGTGCCCCGAATACCCGTGGCAAACCGAAGCGTTCGGCGGGACGGTCTGGACCGGCGAGGGTTGGTTGCTCCGCATCGCCTTCGAGGACTCGGCCAACTGCGGCGGGCCGAATCCCAACACGCAGTTCGGAACCGCCTCGCGCCGAGTGTGCCTCTGCGTTCCGATGCGGTTGACCATCAACATGGTCGGCGTCGTGGAACGTCAGGACACGGGCTACGAGCAAGCGGAAACTCGCGTCAACGGCGTTGTGATCGCGTCGGGTGCTTCCGTTGGCGAACAACTCGGTTGCGCGATGGCACCGGCTTTTGCCGTCGGCAGCATCGACTTGCCGCCGGGCGAACACCTGATCGAACTATTCGCCAGCACCATTGATCCGCAGTACCACGTCGGCGCGTACTGGGAGTTCAACTTCACATGGGAGCCGTTATGA